CTTCACGCAGTGCATCAATGTTCATTTCTTTGCTTTCACTTTACCAACGACGCCTTCAAGCATCCCGCCGCCAAAGTAGAAGGCCAGAATGGTCAGCATTGCCTCGCCCACATAAAAGTCATCAATGACTTGTTTGACATCAGAGATGTTTGTTTCGCCCATCAGGGTCATCACCAAAACCAGCGCAAACGACGCCAAGAACGTGGCTGTAAACATCAAGGCAAGATACCGCTGGGCCACCTTGAAGGGTGCGTATGCGGCCATCGTGTCAATCTTTGCCTGCGCCTTAATGCGCTCCATTTCTTCATCAGAACTGTGGACATCATCAATCAGATCCATGCCCTTCTTGATCACATCCCCGTTGCCAAGGATTGATGCTAAAACTCCCAGCATTATTTCTTATCTCCCAGTTGAGTGAAGCCCATGTAGGCACCCACCACCCCGCTAAGTGAGAGGTACAGCAACGGGCTAATTTCTTTGAGTAGGGCTATCCGGGCGTCTGGTATGAACGGCATAAACAGCAGGACTGTATAGACGCCCATGCCTATGAGCGCGTAGCGTGCTAGGCGTAGCTGCGCCAAGTGCTTGCGGCTCTTGTCTTCGGTTTCACGGATCTCACGGGCGCGTTCAATCTCTGCGTCAGTGACCACGCCATCATTGTCAAGATCGTAGCGCTCAAACTCGCTCGACCTCTCTAGCTTTTTCTGGGCCACTAAGGTACGTTTCTGCCCATCAACTCAAGAGCCACATCGCCAGCACCTACGCTTGACGACATGGTGCCACCGCCAGCGGCTGCAACTTGCGGATTGACAATCAGTCTTGTAAGGCGCGGCAATACAGAAGGTGCGTGTTTTCTCAAGACAGCTTTGATGCCCTTGCCTTGCAAATCACGTTGAATGGCCTGCAAGTCTGCTTCGCCTGTTGCTGTCAACATTGATGAAAGTTGGTTTGCTACTTCGCGCAGTTGTGCGTCTTCCAGTCCTTTGAAATCTGCACTGATTGAGCGACGCACTAAATCTGTCAGGCCCGTTGCTGGATCGCGTGCCGCGCCTTCTTTCAATCGACTGACAAACTCCCCACGCTGTGCTGTCTGACTGCCACCTAAGATGCTGCGTGATGTGTCACGCATAATAATTTCATCATTGAGCCGATTCAGAAACTTGTCGGCAGCAACCTTGCCCTCTTCAGTCTGTGGAAAGGTCAAGCGCAATAATCTTTGCCGCATTGGACTACGAACCAAACGCTGCGCTGCTGTGCGCTCTGCGCCGCTATCAATTTCGTTCAAAATGCCCTGCATGGCACCAAGGCGAAACCCCTCTAACTCAGATTGAGAGAAGTCTCCAACCAAATCAGCCAACTCTTCTGGGTTTGCACGCAAAAAGTTCTGGCCTGCGGTCATGGCATCCATCACCGCCGACTTGCCTGACCAGTAATTTCTGGCAATTCGGTAGGTGGGGTTGGCATCATCAAGCAGTTCAAGAAACGCTCTGCGCGTGCCAGCTACAGCACCAGCATAATCTTTTCCAGCGTTGCTGGTAATGGCGCGTGCGTTAAAAGCCTCATCGTCTAAGCCACGTTTCACATAGTGCAAAAACCTTGTTGGCAGCGTGCGAACAACACTGCCTTGTGGCCCAATCAATTTGCCATTGGTGCCGACGTTAAATTTTGGCAAATTCACGCCTTCTTCTGCCGCGATTTTATATGCGCGATCTAAAGCAGAGCGCACCGCAGGACGGCTAAATATCTGTTCAAGATCGCCACTGATACGCACATTTTTTCGATAAGCACGCTGATAGAGTTTATCGCCCGTCGTTTTGCGTGCTGTTTGTAGCGCTTTAAACTCATCAAAAAATGCTGCGCGACTGCCAAACGCCTCTTGCAGATCAGTAGATAAACGGCCCAAAACGCCTTGGTCACGCATACGCAAAAAACGTTGTGCTGCGCCCTTGCCAGGCCCAGGCAAGACGTTGACAGCATCAAGCAACGCCTGACTGTTTGGCCCAAGGTCAGCCAGTGTGTAAGGCTTGCCAGTCGTGTTTTTGTTCAAGACATAAAGCACGGCCTCTTCAACCGACTGCGCGTCATTCTCAAGTGCTTCTTTCAGCAGTTCACGCGCTTGCTGATTGGCAAGCGTTTTTGGGCCACGCAACACGCGGCTCACACTGCCAGCCAGATTTGCAACAGGACGCGAAACTAACTCAACCGCTGGCGCTGTAACACCGCCAATTGCTGCACCAACAGCGGCATCCGGCAACCTTTCTGTGGGTGTGCCTTCACTTGCTCCGAACCCAAAAGCGCCCCCGTAAGCCATCCCTGGCAATATTTGTCCTGCCACGCCACGCGCACCACCGCCGCGCGTCAAAGCCACGTTGCCTGCCGTACCTATAAGCTGTTCAAATGTTGAGGCCACAGGTCGTTCCGTAGAACTTTCCTCAAGTTGTCCTCTCTCAATCAAAACAGCGTCATCGTAACTTAAACCTGGCGTGACCGCAGATCGCAAATATCCAAGAATCTCGTCACCGGTGTTAAAGGTCAGTCCTTGAATAAGATTAGCAACGCGAGGGCTTGTAAAAGCACCAGAATCTATGGCGTCTAAAGTTGCTCTGCCTTCAGGCGTCAGTTTGTTATCAAATTTTGCGTCGTTTAACGCCTCACGGTATTTCTGCAACATTTCAAAATTATTTTTTTTGCTCATTGCCGTTACTCCGTAATAAGTCCGCGCGTAATCAAATCATCCACAACGCTTGCGGGTTGCACGTCGCTTGCTGCAATGCCAGTGATGCGTTGAAACTCTTCTTCCAAAGTTTTGGTTGCTTCAGTGAACAGCGGATTGTTCTCCTGAAATTTCATCAAATGATCACCAAGTTTGAATCTGCCCATTGGGTCATCAGTGATGCCTGCGGGGTCTGCTTCTGTGACTGTGCTTTGAATAAACCTGTTGGCCTCTTGAAACAGTGCAATATTTCTTGCTTCTACAATCCGTATGGTTTGCAGCATCAATCTGTTGCCTGCAATTGACTTGGTTAATTCTGGACTGGCCTGATTAATAAAACTCAAATCTGCGTCAGTCGGATTGTAACCAAGTTGTTTTACACGCGGCAGAACAAGTTCATTTGAAGCTGAAAGAAAATTCTCTTTCCCAGCAATTTCCTTGACGGCATAATTAGGATTAAAAAACTGTCCAGCTTGTTGCAAAGCCAACCCGAATCTAGCACCAAAACCCGTATTTATTCCCTGATCTAACAGACTAAGCATTTGATCTGCCTTGCCTACTGCTGTGCGTGAAGCAGTGGCCGCTGTTTCTAAGTTTTCAAACTTTTCAATCAGAGATTTATTAGATTCTTTAGCCATGTCCACAGTAATATTAGTGGTGGCGGGCGTGGCCCCTATTTGCTTAGTCGCACCAGCACTAGAACGCTGATATTTCTGGCCTTTGCTTGTGTCAAACCCTTCAGCCTTTGCCTGTTCATCAGTCAAAGTTGTATAGGTTACTGCTGGCGCACGCGGCTGAACCAAGTTTCCTATAGTGCTTGATGTTTGCCCAGTAATCGGGTTGGTCTGTGTGGTTCTCACGCCAGTAAAGTCGCCAAGGTTAGTCAATTCGGATGAGGTGGTCGGCGCAAACTGTGCTGCAAGCAGTGCCGTTTGAGCGGCTGCTGGGTTGGCAGCAACAGCGGCGCGAACATTTGGTGCAACATTTGGCCCCAACATACCCATGATCTGGTCTGTCATTGCGGTTTCACGCGCTGTCTGAGCATCACCAGCCTTGCGCTGTAAATACGCGCCCACCAGTGCGCTAGACAGCCTGCCAAGCCCTTGTAAGGGCGTCCTAACAGGCGCAGAACTTGCACCCTGCCCCATCAGCGCTTGGCCAAGGATGCGCCGCGGATCGGACTGATACGCCTGATTAAGCTGCTGAAACTGCATTGACGGGCGTTGGCCTGGTTGCATCAGACCGTGGAATGGTGTGTGTGCCATCGTCTACCTCAACAAGTAAGCTGCGCCAAGATTGCCAGCTAATCCGAAAAGCCCGCCTAAATTTGCTGATCTTGCATTCATCGCCTGTGAATAGGCGTTCTGCTGTGCCGCCATCTGTGCGCCAAATGCGCCCTGCGTATCAATGCTACCAGGTGCAAAGAAACTGCCCTGCTGTATTTGTGGGCCACCCAGCAATGCTGCCAGTTCGTTAAAGTTTTGACCGCGCAGCGCATTGCGCTCTGCAATCTGGCGACTGCGTGCTTGATTAGCGATCTGGTTTGACAGCAGTTGATTGGCTACAGTGTCTTGGCGTGCCGCGTTGGCAAGCTGCGTGTTAGCAGCCGCTTGACTAAAGCCTTGGCCCTGCGCCGCCAGTCCAAACTCACCGCTGGCCGCACGCTCACCAAACTGCTGCGCCCTGATGTTGCGTGCCTGGTTGACCAGCCGGTCAGATTCCTGCCCTGCCGCCAGTGTCGCCTGCTGTGCCAGACGCCCTAGCTGTTCACCTTGCTGTGTTTCCAGACGGTTCACAGCATCGTTGTAACCTTGTGATGTGATGGGGATGCCACGATCTGCAAGGTTCTGTTCAAGCGCCTCACGCTGCTGCGTAA